ACTCCTTTGCAAAGTCTTGGACTGTCTTCATGTTAGCTCCTTTTCTTGTGGCGATGAGTATTCTCTTTTGCTACTCTGAGACTTGCAGCTCTGTCTGATGGAGTTAATCTCTCCAGTGCATCCCATAGCGTAGACTTTGGAACTTTAAAATAGTCTGCAGCCTCTACAATAGTAGCATGCCTTGCAGTTATAAAGCCACTGAACATTAAAGACATATGATACGAATACTTCGGCGTCTTCATAGCTATCTCTCCTCATCACCTACTATGCGCTTGAAGATTGGGCAGTTAAGCGCACGTCCACCATCTTTGTTCAGACTTTCGCCAAAGTGCTCAACTTCGATCTTCTGACCCACAATTTCGCCGGGAGACTGCCAATATAAGTCACGCTCATACTGTGTAAAGCCGCTACCTACTGCAAAGGTATATTCATTACCATCGCGGCCAGTGAACTTAACTAACACAGCACCCATACGACCTTCATTGGAGTTGGTACCCTCAAGCACATCTATGACTTCTACTACTGACTCAAATGTAGCCTTAATCTTCAGTAAAGTCTTACGAGGATTTGGACTTACCTCATATGGTGACATATATTCTACCAGCATAAGGCCTTCACCGTTTCTATCCCATACAGGCTGCGCACACTGTACTGCTTCCTGCATGTTATGTACTATACCTAAAATAGGAAGACCTACAAATGCCGTACACTCTTCTGATACAAAGAGATTAAACGCATTTAATGGCTGTATAGTTGCCAGCAGATTTAAGCCGTTTGTATCATGGAACAGCTTTGCAATCATTTCTTTTCGATACATTGCAGGAATTCTGCATATACCATTTTGGTAGTCTGTTATTGGCATCATATCAAATATCTTTGATACAACACCAGTACGTGTGCCGCCTTTATTTAGGAGAGACGCAGATGCCTGCCGACATTCAACATTATCAGAAAACTCTCCTGCAGCTACACACTCAGTGTCATACACATAGCCCTTAGGCAAATACTTCTGAGCCTGCTCTTCAAGTTCTACTAAGCCAGTATCTCTCTTGCCGGACCTTGTGTAGATTTCTACGCGATCATCAAAGTTCATGATGATACGGCGATTACCATCAATCTTTTCAGTAGCAACATAGATGCCGTTGAAGCTTGATGGTGCATGCATACCACGCATGATACCAATTATCTTGATGAAGTCTTTGCCGTATAACTGGTTCAGTGTTACAGCTGTTACACCAATCTGTAGGTTCTTAGTTATGATACCATACATCAACCAGCGAGCTTCCTCTCCAAGATTTTTAGCCCACTTGTACATCATACATGCTCGTTCTGCAGCATAAATACTACCAGTGTTGTTCTCAGTGAGATAAGCAATAAAGTCTTCGATTGTCATTGGAGCCTCAGCTGGTGCACCTACAACATAATTCAGTGCTTCGAACAATGAGCGATCTTTTATACCAGTAGTTGTATACGGGTCGTAAAGATGTTTCAATATTGGCTTCAATAGCGGCATGTCCCCGAACTTCATGAGCAAACTGCGTTTACTAATAGCACCACTTGTGTTACTCACTAAAGTTAGGACTTTGGCACAATTTACGAACTGTGCATCTTGTTTGTCATTCATGTTAGTTCCTTTCCTCTGCCACATAAAACCTGTGACAGATTTTAAAATAAGCATTAAGGGACAGCTAGTCCCTTAATCTGCCTGACACATATGCACGAACACCATTCAAAGCTTCGCAAACTTTAGAACAAGATGTTCTACATATGGTGGCAATCATAGTTTTGGTGATGTCGAAATTAGCAGCCCGCCAAACGATCAAGATGTTCTTCGTGATGCTGTCTTGCTTCATATCAATATACTGGTCTACAAGCTTGTTTGCTTTGTCCAGCAACTCTTTAGCTTCGTAGGCAGAATTAATTGAAGTGGACGCATCTACTGGATCGAAGTCTTCATCGAATGGAACAATTTCAAAGACGCGTCTTTGATTTTGTTTTCTAATTACGTCACCAATTCTATTCTTTATAACGCGTACAGCATACGTTGAAAATGCAACTGTATCATACACGTTATAAGTAGCAATAGCATCCCAGAGAGCTTCCCATGCTGCAGACTCAGCATCCGCATCATACAACTTATTGTATCGTGACAAGCACCAGTAGATTAGGTTCTTGTGTACACTGAGTAGAATGTTTATATCCTGTTTAGTTTTCTTTGGCTTATACAGAAGATCATTCCTTCTAATATCAAGCACGTCATTCAAGTCGCTAGCTTGCATTTCCTGCAGCTCCTCTCTATATAAAATTATAACATATTTCCTCACTATAAAAAACCAAAATTTTATATCGCACTGCATGCCTAAATACCCGAACGGCATCTACTGTACACGCTTTCATTCCATATATGATTTAGAATGTTTATAATCGGTTCCATATTATCAGCGAGTATGTAGTATCCACCAGCCTGCTTTATTTTGCGTTCCCATTCTTTTTGCTGCGAGCTCTGTACACCGGTATTATCCTTAAGCTCAAGGCCTATAAATCTACCAATATAGCAGACTATTAAGTCCGGTATACCAGATCTATGAACAGCATTCTGACGAATAACGATGCACTCATCAAGATATGGAAGTATCTCACTTACTGCTTTGATTATAGCACCTTCTTCAGTAAATACACCGGCTTTTTCTTGCTCAATATTTAACAGCGCTTTGACGTCTTTTAGTGTCATATCAGTCTCCTTTCTTCAGTGCATTCATGAAGTCAAGTGAGCTTGTCTTCTTATCACTGACATTTTTATAAATTGCAGCATCTATTGTATTCTCTGCACATAGCACGTAGTAGGTACACTTATTAGGCTGCACTTTAATATGTCCACATGTTCGCTCTGAGCTTTGCTTTAAAGCTTCATATGAATATGATAATGAGTAGTAGACAATACTATGTGCCTCAGTCAGATTAATACCCATACCTACTGATAATGGATGACACACTAGATACTGAATTTTGTGTGCTTTAAACTGCTTGATGTATTCAAGCTTATCTACCATAGTAGTTGCACCATTTAATGTACGACACTTTGAACCAAGCAGCTCTTTTATGTCAAGGAATTCTTGTTTGTAGTTGGCCCATATAACTACCTGTTGATCTCCTAATGTATCCAGGAGCTTTCTCAACTCATGCGCTTTTTGCGATGGTGAGTAGTCTGACTCAAGTCTATAGAATTCCTGGAGTGGTGGAGTAGTTGTATCATGCAGCTTTCTACGCAGCTTATTTTCATTGACAGCATCCGTGTCAATTATAAAGCCAGAAGTAATCTGTGCAAGTTTTGCATTAACTGCTGCAATCATATCAGTACTAATTCGTTCACCACTTGTAAGCTCTATAACTGCGTTCTTTCTAAACTCTTCATATGCATCTAACAATCTACTGTCTAGTGGATAATTAACAACTTTCCATTCCTTGCCGGCAGTAGGCATTATAGACTGATCTATGTAGATCGACTTAGTAGCTACTAAATCAGTGAACTCTTGCTTCATATCAGCACGCATTACAAGCCTCATGTACATAGGACTTCTTGATATATTCCGGAAGTACTTCTCTGCAAACCTATTGTATGTAGGCGGAAATATGAATTGATCTATCGTTCGCATTTGAACATAGTACTCTGACTCATTGTTTGGTGCTGGTGTTGCACTTAGTAGATACCAGTACTCTACTTCCTGTGCATACTCAAGCAATGTCTTGGATATTTGTGACTTAGGTGACTTAAGCTTGGAGCTTTCATCAACTACAACATAATCGAAACCTATTTGTCGTAGCATCTCAATGTTCTTAACTACTAACTCCATACTTATTATGAACACATGACATGGCGTATTGAGTGCCTCACGCTTTTGTTTGTCAGTACCATAGTATGCAGCTACCTTTAATTCAGGCATATAATCTTCAAAGTCACCTAGCCATGAGGGTATGATGGCGGTAGGGCAAATGACTAAAGCCCTTTGGCACTTGCCACTTTCTAATGCCTCATACATAGCTCTAATCATCATTCGTGTTTTTCCGGTACGTGTATCGAACCAAAATCCAAAGCGTTTATTAATGCGTGCCAGACGTACGCCTAATACCTGATGTGGCCAAAGGCCCAGACTTTTTACCTCTGGATCATCCTCATCTACTCCATAGCGAATAAGCTCTTCAGTAGCTACTGACCTCTCAAGCTCTTTCTGTGCAGCCTCAAGAATTGCTTCATTCTTGATCTGCGGAGCTAAAGCAAGCATCCTGTGTATATTAGAAATGGGTCCGACAAAGAGTGTACGCGAACGTGCTTGCTTCTCAATCAGACCCTCATTGTACCATAGCGAAACTACTGGTTCATTCAATGTACCAGATACGTAGACGCTTGGTCCCTTAATATAAAATTTAGCCATAACATCACCTACTCATAAACTAATGGTGGGCAATGCAGGAGTCGAACCTGCTGACAACCCTTATGCCCAGAAAGGAGGGGTGTCGTTGCTATGGCGAAACAACACCCCCACATGCCAACAGACATGCGACCGATTATGATATGCACCCTTTTTCAATTAGGGAGTTAGTGCGCGCCGGATAATAGGCTGCCCTTAGTATCTACTCATTGGTGCGGTTAACAGGACTTGAACCTGCACGCCTTGCGGCACGAGAACCTAAATCTCGCGTGTCTGCCAATTTCACCACAACCGCATTGCGGCCCGAAGGCCGCGACTATAAGAGCAAAGTTCTGAGGAACTACTCAGATTATTCAGCAGAGCCGTCGAGGAGCTTCTGAATGTCCTCAGCGGAGAGCTTACCAGCCTTGATAAGAGCTGCAACAGACTCAGCAGTAACAGGAGCAGCAGCTGCGCGCTTCTGAACACTGATACCCTTCTCTTCCATCTTTGCGATAACAGCATCTACTCTTGCCTGAGCCTTTGTAGTATCCTTGTTACCAGCCTTCTGCTGCTTGTAGAGAACAGAGCTTGCGTTTCTGTACTCGATCTTGAGCTCGTCGTCTGTCATGTCTTCGAGCTTCTTGCCGGCGAGGATACCTCTTGAACCAGCACTTACAGGGAGAGCATACTCGAACTCGATTGTCTCACCCTTCTTGATGTCCTTGTCTGCAGTGTAGGTAACCTTAATTACTCTGGGCTTCTTTGCCTTAGGAGCTCCAGTCTTTGCCTCAGCCTTTGTAGCCTCAGCTGTCTCAGCCTCTGCGATTGCAGCTGCTACGCTTGTGGGATCGTTGAAATTAACTTCTTTGTTTGCCATTGTGGTGGCCTCCTTTAATAGAATTGATTTTCTGAGCGGAGCAGGACCTCCTGAGGTTCCGCTGCTCCTTAACTCTAAAAATATTATATCATCTTTCTTCACTATAAAAAACCATAACTTTTTAAAGCTACTGCACCACGGGAGTGTTAAGACAAGAAGGCAAAATGACACAAAGGGCAAAATGACGCGTCTTAATTTTATTTTTGCCTATAGTAAATAAAAAAAAATGAAGACTGCTCTACCTGATCAATTTCTTAACCAGATAGAGCAGTCCCGCTAAAAGGAGTATCCACCATATAAATAAGATGTTATTCTTATCCTAAATTATTATACGATATTATCATAACTATATTATTAGTATTTATATACTTATTTATATAACATTATTATAATCATATTATTAGTATACATATATCTTTATTAATATAGAATTATTATTTCATTTATATAGTATAATTAATCAGGCTTAACACTGCAGTAGATTTTATATGTAAGGGTGAAATGAGATTTAAGACGTGTCATTTTGTCTTTTATGTCTTTTTGCCTTAATGTCTTAAACCTCAGTTAAAGTGCCGGAGTAGGTCTTCCCATTTATTGTGCAGCTTACTTTAACTGTACTTTTGACCGGGTTTGTGACTGGACCTACTGTAGGTGTTCTGTACCCATCATCATAGATGCCGCCCTGTACATTTGGAATGCCAGAGTCTGTACTTACATCATAGACCTTCGCCCCCTTATAGAACGCGGAACGGATCTCGTAGTGACAATGAGCTCCACCGGGACCGTCGGGTATCACATAGCCAGTGTGTCCCTCAATTCCGAGCACATCAGTGATTTTGACCTTGTCGCCGACCTTTACTCTTGCACTGTTCTCAGTAAGATGACCGTAGTAGCGTATCTTCTGCACGCCGTCTTTGCCGGCAACATCGTCCTTCGTAGCTACATAGTAGCCGAAGCCCTGCTTGTGGTTCGCTGCGTTTTCCCAGCCTACATGGATAACCTCTGCATTAGCACAGCTGTGGATCTCTTTGCTGCCGATACCGACAAGGTCGAGTCCGTCATGAGTTCCGAGGGTATACTGCTGCAATACCTTGAATTTGCCTTCGTATGGACTATTCATTACTTTTCCTCCTTTTCGTCTTCAAATACTTTTAGCCTTTTTACAATTCTTTTTGCCCAGCGTGCATTCAGGTTGATTATGCAGTAGTTTTCAAGTATCGAGATAACTTCCATAATGACTATATAGCCGAATACAAGTATTGCCGTTATAGTTCCTGTGATGTGAGCCAACTCGTCAGCACTGTAATAGTTCCCGAGCTGCTTGATTCCAATTTCAAGTCCGCAGGCTGTAGCCATGACGATGATCTCTCCGAGCTTGTTTACGCCGCCTTTGCGCATTTTCGAGCTGGATAACGTACCGGTTACATATCCCTTGATAATACCTGTAACAAAGTCTGATACTGCCAAGCCGGTGACTATGGCAAGCATAATAATATACTGCATTTTCATTTCTCCTTTTTTGTAATTAGCGTAATGCATATATGGTAATTCGTGCCGCTCCGCTAATATCTATCTGACTGTCATCAATCGTAATTGTCGGTGTGAATCCTGTAACAATATCAGTCCGTGTCAGTGTTGTTATAACATTGCCACTATAAGTTAGCAGTCCGATATAAGGTCGCCCAGCCGTTGCCCAGTTAACACAATGTATCAAATATGTGCCTGTATACCTTGCACTTGGCGTTGACGCTTCTGCAAAGTCGTCAACCGTTGCGGTGTATGACAAGCTGACAGTAGTGCCTGCTTTATGTGCAACTGGCACTAGACCAGTCAACAACGATAATATATTAGTTTCATTACTTTTCATCTCGTCGATAAGCTCAGTGAGAGCACTCGTAAGTGACTGCGCCACCTGGTCTGTATAAGCTTTGGAGGCGCTTGCAGCAAGCGCCTTAGCCATAATTATATCAATAATAGACATATTCTGTGCCATACTATTACCTCCTTATACTGCTACCCATTCATGAGCGGAGTTAAGCATCTTAATTTCGCCTGTAGCTATGATAAGTGCAGTAGAGCCCATAATGAACTCAGTACCTGCAACAGCATCATAAGCTGGTAGGTCAGCAGCAGCGTCACAATCTACATGTACAAGTGCTAACTGTACCTGTGGGTCTGAATTAGGCTTTATGCCTCTGTATTCTGCTGATCTTACATTATACATAAATTATTCCTCCTTTTCAGTCTCGGTTTCCTTTTTATTTTCTTTCTTCTTATGCTGTGTTCCAAAGTAGAACGAAATTATCATAAGAAATGTTTCGTATACTTTATCGGCTGGTATCTTATGCTTGACTGCAAGATATGCAAAGACTGCAGTAATAGTAAATGTTACTATTGTCTTAACATCGATTAGTTTAGCCAGCCTATCTACTAGCTTATTAACTGTGCGCATTCTCCAGCACCTCAATTCGCCTGTCATAGTCTTTGAGTTTCTCTTCTACGACTGGTATTCGTTCTGCAAAGTTATTGTGCTTATCAACTTTCTTCTCAAGCTGTTCAAGCCTGAAATTAGTAAGCCGTGCACTTACAACAATTCCAGCGAATGCACTAAGTGCTGTACAAATCACTGATATGATTGCAACTATAATATCTTTATCCATTATTAATACCTCATTTCTTATGATACCCAGAGACTTATTCCTGGGCAATATAGCGTAGTACTTGTAGCATTATAAATATGAATATTTATCCATTGAATTGTATGTTCATATGATGGAGCAGTAGATGGAGTTATTGTGCTTAATGACTGTCCAAACGGAATAAGGTCATAATTGCGTACGATTGGATCTGTTGAGCTATAACCCATTCCTTCAACTGCTGGTGTTAAGAAATGCAAGTATTCATACTTCCATTCTACTAGACCAGCATCTGTACCATCAGGGTTTTTGCTTCTTTTAGCCCATGCTACTTCTAACATTACAATAGCACCATGTGATGCAATACGTGCGTTAGAAGAACTTCCAGACTCTGCAGGCCGCATGAACATTGGCTTATCTAAGCGCCATTCAGTAGCCTTTTCAAACTGTGCCTTTAGCAGCTCTGAGTCGCCAGTAATTTGCGTATATGCGTGACATCCAGGTGGTATGCGATAGAAGTCCCATGTAGCCGATGGCGGATCTGGTAATGACCAGCTTTTGTATGGACTATTATATGGGCTATCTTTCCACAGCACTCTATCATAGTCATACGTTTGCATTGCTAATGGACTTACATGGTCATATCCCATAGTCTGTCCGTCATCGTTCAGAGCTAATACGTCATGCCATCTACTAAGCCAAGCGCCTGGTCCAGCTTCACCGTTATGTAGCTCAGTCACAAGTGCATAATTATGAGATGGATGCAGCGGATCATACTCTGGATCACCAGGGCTATATAGCTGAACCTTTATGTCACCATAGTCTGACCAAATAGCCTGCATGCTTACTCACCTCCACCAGGGGATTGTATAGGCTCAGGGATAGTAGCTACGTTCCGCGTAATATCCTGAAGAGGAGCTTCCAGTAAGCTTACTATTGTTGTGACGCCCTGACTTATAGCAGATAGGGCAGTTGCTATATCTGCAATTGATTGCTCCATGTTTGCTATAGCCTGGTTCTGTGTTGCTACTCTGTTCTGGATAGTTTCTATTCTGTCTAAGATAGTAACCAACTGACTGTCATGTACATAGAGAGCACCATCAGCACCACGACTAGACTCAAAGTCACCCTGTGCGTTTGCATACTGTGGTATAGGAATACCACCATCGTCTTTTAGTAGCGTAGCCATTTAAAATCACCTCCTATTAATAATACGTAATAGTACAGTCTGCCGGAAAGGCGTTTGTTGAAACTGTGCAGCCTGTAGGTATTTTTACCTCTTTGAGGCCTGTTCTATTAAACGCACCAATACCTACTGACTTTGTACTTGCTGGTAATGTTAAGTATTTAAGCATTGGAGCATTAATAACAGCATTAGCATTTATGTATAGATACTGACCTGCAAAGTAATTAAAGTCTAGGTGGTATAAATATTGTGCATTGTTTATAGCCCAAGAGTTTACATATGTAGAGCCAGTTATCTGGTATGGCAATGTACCATTATAGGTATCACGCATAAATGGTGCATATATCTGAGCTACTCTGGAATTAACAAAACTCCTGTGTCCTAATACTTTCCTCGGTCTACCAGAGCTAAGAATTACAGTATGCTCACCACCATTAAACGATTGGATATAGTTATTCAAATTAGTTATGAAGTTTACATTCCTAACTAAACCGCGTGTACCTACTGGATAAGGCCATGCAGCATTATTTCTTCCGTAGTTTACATCTACTATATCAGTCATCATACGTGCATTGTATGGCCCATTTGCATAATTTCCTACTATAACCAATGTATGCTTATACTGGTTTGCTACGTTAAGCTGATAAAAAGTTCCACGTGTAGCATACGTACCTGTTGGTATAGCACATGCAACGCTTATAGGTAAGTTCAGGTCAGCATCCCAGAACTTCATATTCTGGTTCCATGTTGTATCAGTCGTAGTAATTGCATTATACTGATTAGCTGTATACTTATATGTTGGAACGTCATTATATGGTGCGGGTACAATGCCGCATATGTTCTTAAGCTGCACTGTGTGGAAAGTATTTGCATTGCCTGCTGCAACACCAAAATCTGGCCATATCGTAAACTCATCAGTAGGTTCTTCTGTGCCATCATTATAGACTACATTGATAGAAAGCATATTACGAATGCTACCATAGTCTGCTGGGGCATAATCATTACGTCTGTCAGAAAAATATGCTGCATTTATACCAGTAGCATATTTATTTCCATCGCCATATGTGTAGCTTACAATACTACCTGCTGCAGCATTTGGATGTATACTACATAGCTCATGAACTTGAATTGGTGTCGCTACGTTTATGTTATAAAATGTGTTTGGTCCAATAGCTACTGTGTTTGGTAAGGAAATGGAGTTAAAAGCATGCTGATCATTCCGACTTCTAAATGGTATTAGCGAACCATTCATGCCTACTTCTGGACTATCTATTATAACATCTACTGGCCTGCGACCTTGATAATCATAGAAAGAAAGAAGTGGTGTTACTCTACCAATTATCTTAACCTTTTGAACATCATGTTTAATTTCTGGTTCAGAGTTCCATACATCATCGTCGATTAGCGTTATGTTAACACAGCCTATTCTTGGAGCATTAACCTTATCTACTATAGTGATATTATGTACACCCTTAGGATTGTAGATATATAATGCGCCTAATGAGTCACCAGTGCTATATGCCCAGTAACGAATATATCCCGCAACATTATATGGAATAGTCATATCAGTATCAACAAATCTACTGTTGCTGATTGTAATGTAGTTTACTAAATTATTCAGTAATGGCTGTATACTGCATCTAACATTGCTATTGATAAAGCTAAGATATTGAACTGGACCTCCATGATAAATGATAGTGTTGATATTGCAATTATCTAGCTGTATACTGCAATTTGCGCCACATTCAATAGTATCAATATTGCAATTATCAAATGCAATGCCATAGCCTGATAATTCAGCATGCTTTACAAGTTGTAATTCAGTAGGACTTAAAGTTAAACTGTCAGAGTAGTTAAGTCTTACATAGCCTACTTCACAATTACTAGCTAACCATAATGGTGAGCCGGCCATGCCTACAGGTACATCTGATGAAGTATAGCCAGAATTATCTACTAAGACTCTGTCTACATCTATATCAAAATTTAGCGTGCCTATATGATTACATACTAAGGCCGGTCCAGGTAGTGTAATTCTACTATCTCCGTAAGTAAGGTTACTAGCAAGTATCGGACTAACCATATTACGAATAATAAAGTTGCAGTCACCATAGCAGCTATTAAAGTATGGACGTTGCGTCAGCATATTGCGGAGAGTGATATTACCAGGAAATGCAATGTTATCAAAATGACTTACTGCATAACTACTTATAAAGTCGCTTGATGAATACATATTACGTGCACTTTCTTCATACAATAAATCATCAGTAGTTCTACCATAATTATTAGTGTAGACTAATTCAAAGTTAGAATTAAGCCATAAAGGCAGCTCATCACGATGATATAATTTATACTGATGATACGGTGTCTCCCAAACAGCATTTGGAGTATTATAGAATTCAGTATAAAAGTTATTAAACTCAAGGTCTGCTGCAGACCAATCCTCATTCTCAATCTTAACCTGCTGCGGTATCGAACTTAGCTGCAGCAAAGTCTGTAGACTAAGTGGTCTATCAAATCCACAGTACGGCATGTATACTTGATTGCAATTTTCAAAGCTATAAGAAATGGCTGCTTGTGCTGCATAACGATTATGATTTATATAAACTACATTAATATTGCTAAAAGTGTAATTTACAGTAGGTACCTGTACAGTGGCTGCATTTGGTGAAGCAAGCACTACAGCATGACCATCATAAAGATGAACATCATAATATTCACCAAAGTCATAAACCTGCAATGCTTCGTAGAAGTCTCTGTCATTTGTGACATAATTATAATTAGCAATAATGCTAGGAACCTTAATAAACTGTGCTATGTTAGCATCTTGAGACAAACTATTTATAAAGACCTGGCGAGTAAGATAGTGGCTTTCAAAATTATCAGGGATAGCTTCATACTGGCCGTTAATATGCCCAAGAATATCTACTGTGCCATCACTAATTTGATTAAGAATGAAGCCGTGATCATCTATAAGACCTATCTCTCTTACCTCATGAATGTTAGGAAATTCTCGGCTAAAAATATCTACAGTAGCTGTAGTATTGTTCATACGAAGTGTATGTATACCAAGCAAATTACAGCGCATTTCTTGATTTACTTCCTGGTCAAACATTACCATGCCAGATACTATGTTTGTAGTCATATCATATGTACCATTATTCTCAATAAATGTATGCTGTGCTCGTGGAATATTTAATATGCCGGGAATATCTTTAAATTGATTGCTGCGTGAAGTAGGAAGAATTGAGCCAGGGAACCATCCGATATTAAGTGCTACTGGCTGCTCATAATGAGGCAATTCATATGCTGGAATATTTAGATAATTGCTGGTATATCTACTCGCAATATCTCCACGCTCTAACATGTTATAAGATACTGCAGGAATAGTAACACCACTATCACTGCGTATTGCATGGTTTGAAATGTCTATTGCAGTCTGAGGAATATGCACAGTTAGTGGTGTATTACTAAGTATTGCTGCTTCACCTATTCTTGTTATACCCTCACCAAGTATTACAAGATTAACATTATAACCTTGAATAAATGAATTAGGTACAGCACCAATAGTGCCTGGAATATTTATTGAAGTTAATCTATTGCAATATTGCATAATACCATATGATGAGTAATTCTTTGCAACCGGTAGCATATTAAATGAATGGTTCATAACTGCATTAAACTCTATATCATTTAGGTTATGTACCCATGTATACCATGAGTCAAAATATACATTTCCCTGATTATAGACATTATAATATGCCGATGTATTAGAGATGTATAAGCCGCAGCCACCGGCATAAATATTTTGAATATATCCGCCATAATTAACCCACACATTATATAGAGAATCCCATGAATGAAAATAATTAATCACATTCATAGCCGTGCTCATTATTTGATTAAAATTAACAGATGCTAAGATGGTTTCTACATTATCTACGTATAAGTCTAATGCATCACCCTCAGCATTATATCTTATACCATATGTATGACCACAATATGCATCACCATTTTGTACAGCCGGTGTATACATATAAGGTGTCATATCAATTCCATAGTTTATATCTACCATTGGTCTATAGTCGGAACTATTGTAGCCTCCAAACACAAGCCTATGATCACCATTTATGAAAAAGCCAATATTATTAGTAGTAAAGTTTGTGTAGTAATTTGGCTCAGGATCATTATTATTGTATACACTAGCAATGAAATTAAACCAGCATAGACCTACTGGACAAGCAAACGTGATTGGCACTGCTTGTGACCAGGTCATGGTAATATCTTTAAATGTTGGAACATTATTTTGTAATTCGGCACTCGCTGAGCTTGTATACATATAGCAGGTAAAACCCTGACCGCATACACCATAGTTTGCATTGCATACAAATGCTGGCATATTTGCCTTCGGAATGTATGAATTATAATTATAATATATGTATGATGGATAGTATTTACTAGCATATGGTATGTTAGAATGCGTACCGCTAGTACCATTTACATAGTCATATGCAAATGCTGGTACCTCAAGGCGTATTGCCATTGCTGTCCCCTCCTTCATAATTTATAACCGTAAGTGTTGATCCTGTGTAATCTGTTATGTGCTCAGTAGCTACGTCAGGAACATATACTGTAGTTGTTAAAGGCGGCTGAGCTACTGCTAAGTCAAACCTTTCAGTTGCAGTACCAAGATAAAGCGTAGTTAATGTAGTAGTGCTTGCGTTAGCAATATATGTAGCAGGCGTATTAAGTGCAAGATTACTAATGTTAACGTTATTAAGCATTACTGTGCGAACTGGGCTGTTAAATTCCATATGCTGTACAGCAATAGCATTAAGTGCCAGTGTATCTACTCGCGTATCTTTATGCATAGCTATTATTGGTGTGACATTTGTATTATCGAGTGATACATAATTATAGCCAGCTGCTGGGAATTCAAGCGATGTTGCACGCGATAGATTATTATAAGTCTTAACATCAGTAACAAGAACACCATTAACATACTTTGGTAGTCTAATAACAGATGAAGTTGGATTGAGTGAAATACTTACGCCATTTGGTGCACTGTTATTGAACTTATTAATACGTCCATCGGAGGATGCACCTACTGGCCGTATATTTGCAAAGTTAGTTGAATACGATGTGTTATATACTGGTATCTGTGCTTCATTAAATCTAAGATTTGTAGCTGGCAACAAATTAACATTTCTAACGCTAGAATTATAGAACGTACCACCAGCCATAACCTCAAGGTCACTACCAGCAGTGAATGTATTTATCTGTGTACTGTTTGCAAATATTTCAGCTGCTAGTTTATGAATTGGTGCTTTAACAGTTATTTCCATTGTACCAGCTATCTGATACTCATGAGTATAATCGTAGCGTGAGTCATAGTCTTCTGTCATGCCGTCACCCCAGTCAATAATACCTTCTACCCTTTCATCATACGCAAGAGGTGGAACATACACTGATGGATGCTCTGCATTTACGTCCATTGTAAACGTCATAAAGACTGTACCAATCACCATTACACACTTATATTCAGCAGTGCCTTCTACTTGAACTACTAATGTATCAGCAGCACCTTCTACTCTGTTGCCCCATGCATCTTCCCAGTGGTCTACCTCATAGCCAGCCATAGGGTAGCATACAAGACGTGTAATATCTCCAACAGCAAATGCACCGGTACCTTCAATAATACCAGCACTAGGTGGGTCACACTTTGCTGTGATATACATAGCACCTGCATCATATGGAATATAGAAACCAGGTCCTAAGTATGCATAGATCATAAGCATTACAGCTGAATAACTTAATGACTCTATATCGCATTCAAGGTTGCCGTCATATGTATAGTGCAAGCGAGTAATAAGCATCTGTTCATCATCATGACGTGAGATAGGATTTGTAACACCAATTAAGTCAAGAAGCTCTAATGCTGGTTGACCACGAACTGCCATATCAATTTTTATAGCACCTTGTGTTATAAGCTTCGTATATGAGAATGCTGCTTGCTCTGCATAAGTCTTATCAGCAAACAGTGCATTATCTATACCAAGTGTTTTAGCCATTAAGAAGAACTGATCTTCTGTCTCATCTGTATAGGTTACTACTGAACCTATTGTACGACCTTCATCATATGATAGAATTTCAAAGTCATATTCTACTGCCTTGGCTGCCCATACAGTTAAGGACATTTCATCAAGAGAATAATCAAAATCAGTTATGTAGACATATGAGCCAAGCATTGGCATTGGACCCATCCAACACGGAGGACCTGCTTTGTTTACTGCTGGCTCTAATGGCATATCGTTGGGCTGTGCCATTCTAGTGTCTGATACAAAACGAACTACTGTAGGGTACATGCTATATCGCAAAGACATTGCATTATACTCGTTTGCACCTTTCTTAAAAACCATATCATCAGTAGAAAAAGAATGCGATGCAGTAGCAGACGTTCCAAGTACTTTAGAACATGCATCATACACGTTTATTGAAACATGTGTGTAATCTTCGTAGCCATTTGTATGTGTTGAGCTACTGAATACCTGCTCTTGATCTGTAAATAGGTATACTTCAGAGCGCTTACGTGGAATCATTTGTATCTCTATAACATCATGCATATTACAGAATATTGCTAAAATTCCAAATTGTGCTATACGTTTTAGAACATCGCCAATAGTTCCTTTAGTGTCTAGTATTGGCTTAACCTTGGCGTTGATATTTTCATCCACCTCATAACCGACATACCAGAAAGGTACTTCCTGCGACACACCATGTATCTCACGACAGCCACACAGCTTGAAATACATATTAAGCATGTCTTTTAGATTTATAAGTGCATCAGAAGATGGTCTATACTTAGGTGATGGCTGCTGCATTAGATAGTGCAATGAGTCATATGCTGTTACTGTAACAGTCTCAGCATCATCAGAGAACTCATAGTTATCTATCCAACCAGTAAATATCTCGCAGCCAAAATATAAAGAACCATCTCCTTGTGGTGCATCCAATGATACCTTTACTCGCACACCACGCTGTATATACTTAATATCTTCAGAGTCTTTAAGAAAACGCTTATCTCTATTAAAAATCTTTAATATAAGACTATTAGAACCAAGATATGCACAAGGAACTCCAGTGTCCTGGAGCTCCCGTACAATATCCCAATCTACTATGTCATCTGAATATAAGCGCATATCCTTCAGGGTACCTGGTTCATAGTAGAGATATATCATCATTCGATATTCTCTGCTATCTGCATTAAAGCCATCAATATACCACTGTGGGACCTGTTGCATTATATCACCTCACTGACAATTGTATTGTGAAATTAAGTTAAATGTTACATCTTTCCAGACCCACTGACTGTCTACTGCCTGATTGTCACGAACCAAATCCTGTGAGATTTCACCTACGTAACATGTCATAGTCCGAACGACCGGAGATGCACCACCCGTACTCTCTATATATTCTACGGGGAAAAACATGCCTTCGTTCCAGAATATCGCATCAAGAATAACCTGAAGGTCTTTTGCAGTTATTGCGTCATATGTGAAGTAAAGTTTTCGTTCACGGCCTAACTGGTCACCTACCATTCTTCCACTTGCAAGACGCCGTAAAGACGACGTCTTGTAATTTGAGAGTTTGAACTTAGTAGGATTTTTAATGTACACGCCATTAATCTTAAAGTTAGTAGCCATATTACATTCCTCCATCCTGTCTTACGACACGTTTCATCTGTCTGTCTAGTTCACGTAAGCCAGCCTTATCGGCTATCAGTGTACCTACATATAGCGGTCTTAAGTCTTCAGTAGCATGTGAGTTTCCAACAGGCGCCTTATGTGACTGTGCATCCATGATGCGTGTAACAATGTCTTCTACTGACTGCGCCTTCTGAACTGATCTGAAGCTATCAAACGATGCTACACCACCATCACGCATTCCGATGGCCTGCTGTAACGGTGCTACTAACTCCCATGTAGGAAGCGCTGCAGCAAGAGCATTACCTATCTTACGCATTGCCTGTGGCTGCTCAAGCGGTACGATAGCCTCGTTAAGACCAAACTCACCGGCTCTAAACAAGCCATCACCAGTGACCATACCACCAAGCTTAAATCCAGGAAGATTGTTTTCATTGTATTCCTGCGTACCATAATATTTGTGCCATACACCATCAGCATTCTTGATAATCTGACCTGGCGTACCATTGATATTTAAGTTGTAAATGTAATACACCATCGGGTTACCTGCAGAGTCTGCGTGTACTTCACTAATGCCGACTTTAGAAGAAGTAATCTGGATATTATTGTTCCAGTTCTCCCAAGCGCCGCCCCGGCCACCTGGAGCATCACCGTGTGAAGTACCACCCATTTTAGCCCACTTATTGCTGCCACTCTTAGCAGCCTCAAGAGCTGTTGCTGAACCAGCTGCAAGATTAGCCATAAGTGTTTCGGCTTGCAGACCTGGATCTGCAAGTGCCTGCTTAAGTTGTGCTGCAAGGTCCTTAACTCTGTTAAGATCAGCCGCCATACCATCTACTGTATTGCTGAATACATTGAGCTGCTCATCAGCGTCAGCATTTATAGCCCACCAGCTATCATGTAAGTCTTTACCTACACCAGCTTCCATGCTTAAAGCATTTCTTACTGTCTCGGGGAGGTCTTCAAACTTCATGTAACCAAGGGCAAGCTTCTCAGTCTCAGATAGTGTTGTATCTGTTACCTGCTTAATATCGCCCCATCCTGCAGATGTCGTAACACCAATCTTAAGAAGTGACTCTGCCGTTGTAGCATCTACTGTAGACAGTCCCTGACCGGTAGCAACATTCATGTCACCAAGATACTTATTATACTGTGCTTCAGTAGTAATACCCATTTCAGAAAGCTTTGCTTTAGTTGTTCCAGAAAGTTCATCCCAACCAAGTATAGTATCTTCATTGATAATGCCAAAGCCAGTATTGCCTATTGTATATAATTCCTGGAAATGTGCAGCGTACTGCTCTTCATTTTCTATTCCGATTTGTGCTAGTAATGCTTTCTGCTCAGCCGATAATGTATTCCATCCTTGTACTACATTATCTTTCACAACTGCATTATTGCCTGTAATCAACTGAAGCAACTCATCAGAATTTGTATTATACTGCTGCTCAGTAGTAATGCCTAACTTTTCAAGTGCTAGTCTCTGCTCTTCAGTTAGCGCACTCCAGCTAACTACTGTAGTACCCTGCATCTTGATGAAGTGATCTACTATACCCTGCTCCATGGCTTCAAAAGCTTTAGCTATATGGGTCTGTCCATCCAGCTCAAATCTATGCCAACCGTCAATTGCTTCAGCATCGAGCTTTATAAAGCCATCTTCTGTTGCAAGACCAGCTGCTATAAATGCATTCCTTGTTTCTTCTGGGAACTGTTCCCAAAGTTCTGCATTATCAAATAAGATGTTTCTTAGACCTGAGCTACTACTCTTGGATAGATTTTTGATTACGTCTTCAGTAGATACCATAGTGTAGTCACCATACTTTACAACTTCTACGCCTAACGACTGTAAGAACTTTTCAAGCTCAGGTGTTATATCACTTGAACGCCACTGCGTAATAGCTTTGTGCCACTGCTCACCAACATTGTTGATTGCAGCATATACATGCTCATTACCAGCAGCATCTACTGTACGCTGTAGTTTAACACCAGCTTCTGAGAATGCCTGTTCAAGTGCTGCTGAATATTCTGAACCAAGCAAGCCAGTATCAATCTCAATACCAGCTGCAGAACCCATACGAGACTCACCATGCTTGTTACCAAATGCATTAATTGCATCAATACCACGAAGTGCACCTTTAAGGTTTTCAGACATTCTAGCGACTGTATCAGGATCAAGACTGCTTATTAGTGATGCTATATCGCTAGCACCGGTAATGAAGCCAGTATCTGTAATTGTTGCGTATGTAGCACCAGTTTCCTGGTTTTGTGATAGTAGAATACCTTTTGCTTTAAGGGCTGCAACGGTAGCTTCAGATACTGCCTGAAGATCTACACCAGTAAGATTGTATGTCATACCCTTAATAGAGTTCTGCATTGCAGCTTCATCAAGTGATATTCTAGTCTTATCGTTTCGACTATTACTTAAGTCAATACCAGCATTGCTTAATGCAGCAAGCTCATATGCAGATATATCGCTATAGCTTACCGCCATCCTACGGTCATGACCACTCTCATTAGCATTCACAGCCTCAGTAGAAACGGTTATAGTACCATCATTATTTATGTGGATACCCATGCCCTGTAAGATTTCTACTGACTTAGTATTAGATGCAATGTCTTTTACTGAAATTGTATCTGTACCGACTTTAATTGTATCAGGGAATGTGACTGTAAAGCCAGTCATCTTATCACGTACTGCTTCAATGTCATATGCTAATGTATACATAGTATCAGACATTGCTGAAACATACACACCAGTGGCGTCAGAAAGCATGTCAAGATACTTCTGCTCAATGCCAGTAAGGTCACCCTCCATAGCACGCATTACGCTACCTGTACCTGTAGCAAGCTCATCAAGACCTACAGTAGAAATGCTTCCAAGATTTATATATTGACCCTTAATGTCAATAAGCTGGTTCATTTGTTCTATGCCTGCACGATAGATAGCAGCTATACCTTCTATCATGTCCTGCATAGTATTAGCAGGTAGATTATAGCCTTGTAGTAGCCCGATTATTTCTTCCTTAGTATGTTCATTAATATACTGAATAGCATTTACATACTCACGATAATAATCATTAAGCTGTGCTACCTGATACTCACCAAGATAATCTAAGCGATATAGCCAATCCTCTTCAAGATCAGTATAACCACCTTTCTTATTGAGTATCTTATCCATGCCGCCGGTAGTATACAGTGTATAGAGTTGCTGCTCCATTTTATCTGCATTAAGCTCACGAGCGACCCTGCCCTCACCGTAATTTAACCAACCAGTGTCTGTTGTAGATTTCTGCAGTCCGTAAATATCTGGTCTACCCAGAATTTCTTCTACGGCAAATCTATAAGATGTCCTATCCTTTTCACCAGTGAAATTATTATCACTGTACTTATTCAGGTCACGTATTGCGGCCTTGTCATACATAGACCAAATACTTGACATGTTATTGTAGTAGTTAGTATAAATATCACGTGCTACGCCCAACTGTGCCTGCATAGCTTCCTTGTCTGACGCGCCCTGTGCTTTAGCCTGCTCTGATGCCCAAGTCGTATCATCAAGCATTTCTTTCCAGTTTTCACTGGCTATGTTAGCCTGATTAAATGCACCAGTAGCGGCCATTAAGGCAGATACAAGAAGCGCTACTGGAAGTGTAACAGCTGCACCGGCAGCCGCTGCTCCAGCGCCTGTAAGGCCTAATGCTGACGTAATTGCAGTGGCTGCGGCACCACTGATGATTGATGTAAGAGAACCTTCAAGTGCCAAGCTCTGTACACCTGGTATAGCTGCCTGGCCTACATTGATTAGGTTGCCATTATCTACTGCCTTACCTGACGCGCTTAACGGAGTGATCTCATATCCGGTAATCTTGTTCCAACGTGCTGTAGCCTGGTCAAATTCATCCATACCACCAGATAAAGCATCAATGCTGTGCTTTAAAGCAAATGCCCAATCTAAGCCAGATATGCCGACTTCATTTGGGTTCATTACCCTCTGGAACATTGGATTATTAAATGCATCACTTAGTGTACCTAAGCCATGTGTGCCAGACGGTGGAGCACCACCGCCACCACTTACATAATCAGCAGCTCTGACTATTCTATCCCAGTCATCAAATGTATCACCAAATGCTTCTTTAGCAGCATCTTCTATTATCTTCTCAGTTTCTTTTAGGCCATGTCCTTCAATGCCCTGTCCGTATAGAAAATCAAATGAAGCATAGTCTGAATAAATATGTGCACCAAATGCACTAAATGCTTTACTCTGCTCGTCGTGATGAGTTGCTGTTAGAGCATCCATTATTATACGTCTAACATCATCATCGATTATTGCATTGTACCATGGTGAATTTGTAAGTCTTGTGCCATTATTATAGAATACTTCTGGACCTACTACTTCGCTAGTAAAATCTGCTACTCCATTCCTATAGGCATTTCGTGCCGCAGTGCCTCTAGCATTTTTAGCACCTTCAGTAGTAAGATCATCAAACCATTCTTTTACAAAGTCTTCATCTATTATGTCATTAAGTTCAGGAGCTTTTTCAAAGTTATTAATTGCATCCTGTATACGCTTTGTAGCTGCATTATATGCAGCATCTGATGAAGGGATATAATTGCTAGCATTAGTAGCTCTATTACGTAAAAACTCATCTACTTTATCAATTAGTTCGTCAGTAGCGTCTGCATTAGCCTTAGTAGCAGCAGTATTATCAGCCGTTTCTTTTATTGCATCTTCAAACATCGGTAGTACAGTATCATTTACAGCATTAGTGCTATAGCGTAATTCAGGATTTGAAACATTAGCATACTTATCAATAAGCGCCTGTGGGATATCAGCAGTACTCTGTCTACCTGCAAGGTAGTCAAGGAGAAGACGTTTATTAGCCTGCTCGCCAGTCTCAAATATTAACGGATCTGTATTGTGCGCAATAAGCTCAAGAAAACGAACAGCAGACGAAGGTGTATTACCATGTAGTGCTTCATTAATCGCAGCTGACGATACTGACTCATATCCACGGGCACCCTCAATATACGTTGCCAGCTTTTCAAGCATTCGAAGACTATTGCTATTATCTGCATGTAGTGCATTCCATATACTGTCATTAGATGTGCCCCAAGCGCCCTGTCCACCATTACGACGCCACGTCTGCTTTATGTCACTACTTAGCTGTGACCATACATCATTATATGAGAACTGTGTTGCATTTACGTATGCATTTGTTCTTTCGATAGTTTCATTTGCAGCATCAATAATTGCCTGTTTTAACTGCTGTCCAGCAGCGCCCTCAAAGCTAGGTATATCAACAGAAGTCATACCATTCTTCTCAAGCATAAACTTAAGAGACAATTTACCTGTAGTATTTATCTGATCTAGTATGCCATTAATAATTGCTATATTGCCTTGAACAGCAGCACCATTTGTAGTTGACTCTACTAACAAAGCTCTAAAGTATGTTTCAAGATCCTTTGCTGAATTTGCTAAGCCAGATAGTGCATTGTAATTATCTACCGTATCAAGTATCTGCATATCTAATGCACGCTTAAGCTCATCACGTGTAAGGTAACGTGCACTAGTTTCGAATTCAACGCCGGTATTAGTAAATGTATTAGTATTAAGTGTTCTGCCTTCTTTTGCTGCTGCCTTAATAATATCAAGAGAGTCTACTATTGTATTTGCTTTTTCAGCAAACTCTGCACGGAAATTATCAAGGATTGCCTGTCCGTCTCTACCGAGTACTATTGTAACCTGCCTATTAGCATCACGTAACACATCTGCTGGTATCTGGTTTCTGCGTGCAGTGTCTTGCAGAATACGCTGTAATTCATTTATCTGATCATACGTAGGCAGTGTTGAAAGTCTACCAGTAGAATTATATGCATCCTTAAGTAGCCTATCAAAGATAGTAGCACCATTAGAGAATATCGGTACTTTTGCATTGGTAATTGATAGAAGTATGCCTTTAAGCTTTGGTGCAGCAAGGAATGAACCAAGCACGTTTGCGGCTACATCAGGAGCCTTAGCGGCTGTTGCCCTAAGGAATGAACTAAGCTCAACAATAGCACCATGATTATCTGCTGCAAACTTAAATAATGCAGTGTCTTTTGCACTTATTATTGATGACTGTATTACGCCGAGGGCATTATTTACATCGCCATTCAATGCAAGTATTCCGCTTAATCTACCACTTATTGTACCTGTAGCGTCAGATACAGTTGCAGCAGCTACAAGCTGACCACGCTCAGCTATTAAGCTACTTGTCATAGTATTTAGCATACTACCGGCTTGGATATTAAACTCAGAAAGTATACCAACAGCCTCTTCATCAGATACTCGATATGACTTATCTGTTAGATAACGTATGATACTATCATAAGTAGCACCAGGCTTTGTTGTACCACTATCAGTCCATAGAAGCTTTCGTGCAGCATCTGCAATGCTCTGTGGATTTGCAACAATATCTAAAAATCTTGCTGCAACATTATCTGCTAGTGCTTTAGCACTTGTATCCCATGCTGTATAACCGCCTGCATAATCTGTAAGCGCTAGATTTTTAGCATACAACTTAAATGCATTATACGTATTATTGAACCACGCTACAGTTGAAAGTGCGTCCTCTTCAACTTCTTCAAGTGCACCAAATATCGCACGACTATATTTATCATAGTCGTCAAAGGCCCATGCTCTAATATCAGCATCAGTAACAGGCTTAGTACCACTTTTGTCTGTAATGTTTCTTTGATACTGTATTTTGTCATCATTATAATAGCCATCACGAGCTTTAATTGCTTCATTAATTATTTCTGTATGCAGATTCTCTATTTGCTTAAGATACGTATCTCTTTCAGCAAGCAATGCATTTGTAGTTTTAAGCTCATCTATGATCTCTTCAGTGGTACCATGTATAAATGGAACTGTGTTACCTTGCTGTAATGCCTGCTCCAACATACCAATACGCTGCTCACGTATGGCTAAATCATGGAGATTTCCAAGCTTGTCTGTAGCATCATTAATAATCTGCTCATATCTACTGATATAATCATCGGATGTAATAAAATCTAATAAAGAAACTACTTCACGATTATCTACCTGTATCGGCACATTATATGCATCAGTAGTAAAATGCGTTGATGGTATTGTATTATTGCTACTCAGTATTTCATACAACTTTTTAATATCTTCAGTTGCATTATGTGCAAAACCAGATGCCCAAATTCTAGGATTATTTTTAGCTGACTGCTGCACAAGAGCATTTATACCACTGGCAATTGTACTATTAGTACGTAGGCTATTTTCTTCGATTACCTTAGCAATATTTGTATAAAGCTCTTTTGATACTTGAGTAGTAATACGCTTGTTTGCAGCATATGTAAATGCATCATACTGTGCAGCAAGCTTAAGCTGACGTTCAAATTCTTTCAGTTCAAGATTTTGCTGCGGATAATATGTAATAGCTTCGTCTGCATCCTTTTTAATGTTATCAAGTAATTTAGTTGCTCTGTTAAACTCTTTTTCTGTAACAGCGCCAAGTGTGCTAAGCTGATTAACAATACTCTTAGACCTGTCTAGGATACTATCTGCTTTATTAACAATTATACCATTTATTTTATCAGTATACTCATTAAGCAATACAGGAAGTGATTTAGCAGTATCACTGGCAGCTGTATCAACTGCATTAGTGCCATATCCAAGTCTTTCACGAATAGTATCAAGAAACTCAAGAGATGTATCAGCAGTAGCAGTTCCCTTAAGCAGCTTAACTTCATCATAAATTGCATCAATCCTACTGCCTAAATACTTAGTAACAATATCATTTCCAGTAGAGAATACGGTATTACCTTCAAGGTATTTTATTGTAGCTGCTGCAATGCTGGCTACATCAGAGGTATATTGTGCATTAAGAATACGGTGAGTAAGCGAAGTCATTTCACGCGCAAGACCATTCAGCGTATTCATATCTTTGATTATGTCTAATGCAACCTGGTCAGACGATTTAACTATACTCTGTATTTCACTAATTGGCTTTAATAATTCTTTGAAATCATTCTCTAAATCATTAAGCGTATTAGCCATATAGCTAGCTTCACCACGAGCACTTCGTGCATCATTAATAACCTGCATTGCTACAAGTTTATTTGCTGCATCCTTTATAGGCTTAGTTAATGGCTCAAGCATTGCATACTGCTTTTCAAGTAATTCACGTATTTCTACATTACTTGTAACATCACCTATTACAGCACTTGCACGTTCAAGCAGTGTAAGTGATGAACGAATATTCTTCAGCTGGTTACCTACAGAGCCACCTAATGCAGCTACTAGGTCTCTTGAAGATGTTGTACGAACGACGTGTGCTAATGCTTCTATCTGTCTATCAGTAGTTCCATACAAACCACTGATTAATTCTTTCATTGTCTGAGAATTTAAGTTTGTAGCACCACTATTGCTAGCCCTTGTGTATACACGGAGATATTCCTGTATGTTTGATGTAAGTGCTTCAATATCTCTATTCTGCTTATTGGTTAGTGACAGCAATGAACTACTGATGTCTGTAAGTTCTGTCTCAGATGTAGCTTCATATGTTTTGCTCATTAATGAAAGAATATCTGCAGTATCATGAGATAACAATACAAACCTGTCTGTCATTGCACTTGCAGCATCAGCCAATTTTGCATTAACAATAGCATTAGTGCCTGCTTCAATACCTGTAGTATTAAGCACGCGCTCAGAGCCAGTAGTAGACATAAACTTATATGTCTTTTCAGCTGTATCCTTTAGCTGCTTAATATTGGCAGAGGTATATGCTACCTTAGCACTAAGAGAAGGTATCTCAGTTTCCTGCAGTTTAGTGAAACGCTCTGTAGCCTGCTCTACCTTATGCATAGCATCTGCTGTAAGCTTTTCAGCACCAACAAGCTTTGAGAACTCTGCTTTCTGTGCCTTTAGTGCTGCTGACTGAGCACTGCTTAATTCTGCGGCAGCCTTTACGCGCTCTGCATTAATGCTATCAACAGTCTTAGATGTCTTGTTAAGGTCTGCAGCCATTTTAGTAGCTGCTTCATTAACATCATCAGTATTCTTTACAAGGCCATCTAACTTAGCAGCCTTCTCTTTCTCATTAAGCAGTTCATCAGCTACTTCACCAGCAGCATTACGTGACCTTTCAAGTGCATCACGTCTATTCTTAAGGATTGTGCCGATAAGTGACGTGCCCATGATGACTGCTGGAAGTATCTTGTTGAGTGTACTAAGCTCACCCCGCGCGGTATCTATTGCATCAGCAATGTTATAACTTGGTGCTTCAAGTGCATCTTTAAGCTCTTCAGGAAATCTGAATATAGGAAGCTTAAAGAATGAGCCCCAATCAATGTCTTCAAATAACTGAAGATCATCGTCAGCAAGCTTTGCTGTAGGGTCTTCCCAAATCTGGAAAACTTCATCGAAAGACATAAGCCACGACTTTTCGATTTTCTTTGCAGTCTTCTTAGCTTTCTTTTCAGTAGTATCAAGAGCATCAGACATGCCTGCAGCCCAGTTATCTGCAATGGAGGAATAGTCTTCATTAAGAGACTCTGCCTGTGACTCAAGGGCTTTATTGTACTCTTCCATCTGCTTTGTATACTCGTCAGTAACAAGCTTAGAAGAGTCAGACACGCCGGTAGCACCCTGAATAGCTTTAAGGCCAAGATATGCAGTAGCAGCTGCTGCACCAAGTGTAAGTAAGCCAGCTACTAAGCCCTGCGTCATTGCACTAGCACTTGCAATTCCTGGTATTATAGATGTAATGCTTGTGCCAAGTGTAACAAACTGTTTACTTGCCCAAAGAGCAGTATTAGCAGCAAAGTACAGCGTCTTACCTACTGTCCTAAATACCATTAAACCAGCTACAACATCACTAAGTGTAAGTGACATCCCTGTAAGCTGATTTATCTTATCTACTAATGCATCACCTGCCGCCTGTACTTTATTAAATACACGCAGTAGATAATCAGCTGCAATAGTAAGCGACATTAAGCCGGTATATGCTGTACTTGTAAAGATCTTAAGTGCTGTACCATTACGTGTTGCAAAGTCATGAATAGTATCACCGAGATTTTTAAATCCAGCGATAGCAGCGATAATAAACTGTTCTAGCTTACCAGAACCTGTTGGGTCTAAGTCGCCAATAATCGCAGTTATCACGCCACCTGTACCTTGATGTAATGCAATATTACGCCATTCATCAAGCTTATCTCTTATGCCAGTTATTCTATCTTCTAGACGGTCTAATGAGCCGTGGAAGAAGGCTTCGCTGATAATAAGGGCATCATCTTTGATGGTTTCGGTCATTCCACCAAGTGTTTCTGCTATCTGTTCTGCTGCACCTTCGTATCTATCCTTTAAGCCATCAAGGATTGCAACTACTGCCTTAGATGCATTGATATTCAAATTACCTAAGTTCTTAATCTCCTGGCCTGTGAGATCAAGCTGCTGCTTAAGGATGTCATAGATAGGAATATTAGCATTTGCAAGCTGTCTAACTTCTTCAGCAGCCAGCTTACCTTTTGTAAGGATCTGACCTAAAGCAGTAACGATACGCTGCATGTTCTGCTCTGTAGCACCAGTAGCTGCAGCTGTATCAGATATTACTTTAAGCATTGATTTAGAAGCGTTTATAGGCACGCTCATTGCCTGTAAGTACTGCGCCATTGAAATAGCACTTTCAGTACTAAATGGTGTATATGCCGCAAAGTCCTCGAGTTCTCTAATGTACTCCTTCGCCTGTAACGCGTTCTCAGCGAAGTATGTCATAGAGATTTCAGAAGCTTCTAGATTGTTTCTGAAAGTGAGGATTGCCTCAGATGCACCCGTGATTGCGCCGGTAACAGCATAGATACCAGCGGAGATTGCGAGACCTGACGCTACTCTTTTAAAGCTACGCAGATTAGACGTTATGTCTTCCCATTTTGCTGCAAAGGCATCGGCGCCTAATGTTAGCGCATTCATTTGTTTATCTACAATAGTGGTTGCTTCTTTAAATTCACGTTTAAAGTCACTATTGTCTAGTTCCATATGTAGCGTAACGTTCTCAAGTAACGACATATAATCACTCCTTTATTATATAATAAAAATAGCTCGTAGGAGGCCGCCTACAAGCTATTTATCACTATATCAAGAAGGGGGCCTGATCGACATATTGTACAGTCTTATTCTCAGCACTGTGTGGGTTCACAAACTCGCTATGGACTTGCGTGAGTAAGTTCATTTGCTTCGGACGGGTTCTCCAAAATTGCTTTGGAGTCATGTGTAATACGACTGTACCAATGTAGAATAGCCTAGCCCAATCATAAGGTTCGTCAGTCTTGTTTAAGCCTGCTCCTCCTGAGCTTCCGTGGCCCCCGCTTCGTTTTTTGCTTCAGCTTCAGTTGGTAATAGATCACGCATAATTACAGTCGCGATCTTTAGGTTGCATTCTGCAATCTTCTTTAGATCTATACATCTACCGATTGCAGTTTTTGATACCTTATATCCTGTAATCTCATCATGCTCATTGTAGATTGCAATGTCGCGCATGATGCCACAATACAGAATATTCAATGTATCAGTAACAGTTGTTGCAGACTCTTCGTCGTTCTGCCTGTCCAGCTGTGTAAGTAATAATGCAAGGCTCTGACCATCTACTGCTACATCAGCAGCTTCGATAAGTGCATCCTTGTAGAATACTTTATGCTCTTTACGACCTGAGCCAAGAACCTTTTTAAGTACATTTCCTACTGACTTATAGATCTTCTCAAGCTCACAAAAAGCATTCATGTCAAATACAATCTCGTAAGTGTTGCCACCAAGCTCGATTGTAACAGGTTCGTGTTTGAAAAGTGACGAGCTATTTTCAACTTTATTTTCCATATTAGTCTCTCCTCTATAAGATGGAGTGCGTAGAATTCTACGCACTCGGATTTTCAGTTATTATGCCTGAATTGTGATCACACAAGTTGCAGTTGCTGTGTCACTGCCCTTGGTAGCTGTAACAGTGATTGTAGCTGTGCCTGTAGCATCAGCAGCAACTGTTACGAGACCAGCATTAGATACTGTAACCTTGTCATAGTCAGATGCATAAGTAATTGTTGCTGTAGCATCAGAAGCTGTAGCTGTGAGCTGCTGTGTTCCCTCGGGAGCTACTGTAGCTGTTGTAGGAGCTACTGTAACAGTAAGGGTGCTGATGCCACCGCCGGAGCTGCCGCCACCGCCGGAGCTGCCGCCACCGCCGGAGTAGTCACCAGCCTGAAGAGTACTTGCAGCAAACCAGTTGCTGAAGTCAGTCTTACTGCCAGTGTAACCTTCGTCATCAGTATCAACTGAGAAGCGCCAGTTATCGTCGAAGTCTCTCTTGAGGAAGTTACCTGTGATTGTAGGCGTGTTCCAGTTGATAGAGTCAGACTTTGTCTGGTTGTTGTCATCAGGTGCAGAGAACTTGCCCTTGAGGTACCAGATAAGACGATCAGCACCGTTGGACTTCTTTACAGAGCATCCAACAGCAACATAAGGCGGGATGTCGTTTGAAGAGTCCTTTACGAGACCTGTAGAGCTGTCATAAGTTGCACCAAGAAGTGTGGCTCTGTGAGCAGGCGGGATATCAGCAACATTGAGCTCAAGTGACATAGCACCGAGTGTAGAAGCTGTATCATAAGGACCGTCATCAGCGAACAGTGTATCGTTAGAAGCATTAGGTGAGAAGTTAGCGGTGATAGCACCAGGTAGTCTCACAGGAGCCTCGTATGCAACTGCACCAGCATCATCAGCACCATTTGTCCTAGGTGCACGATCCTCTGTAAGAATTGCATAGTGTAGGTTAGTTAGACCTATTGCAACACTTTTTCCCATGTTAGATTTTCCTCCTTTATTAAATAATTCTATGTGAAAATACTCGCACTCTGAATGTGAAGTACTTCCTACCATTGTTATCAGTCTGTTTCCAGGCTGGAGTATTGAGCATTAAAGTTGCTACTGATAAATTTTCACTGATATTGACAATTCCGTCTGCATCAGCAGTATCTTCTTTATCAGTATACAGCCATCTGTAGGCACTCTCTGCTTGCTGATATGCTACATCATTGGACATGCTTCTAGAGCTTACCTCAATGACATAGCATTCAGCATCGATGGGAGAGGGTGTAGGAAGAGATCGCGGAAGCAACTGTATTAACAACGCATCGTCTGGCTCATCAGGCAATGAGTTGTAGAAGATATTTTCGCCAGGCTCTAAATTAAGCTTAGCTGCTACATACGTAGTTATCTCATCCAAGATGTTCATTTAGCACCTCCAAGATACATGTATGAACGTCAGTTTGAAGTGCTTGTGCAAACAATGCCAGATTATGTTCAATCTCATCTCTTTCAAGAAGATCTTGACCAGTTAAAGAAATCACAACTTCGCCCTTACGGAAATATGAAAGTGACTCAGTTTCATCGAATGACACTATATCATCGGGTAGATGCCTGTACTCTTCTACTGCATGTTCAGCAGCCATGCCTAAGTCATAACCTAATTGATTAAGCTCGCGTATAACACGTTCTTGATTAGTTTCAAAGCGTACTGCTTGCTTCTTTTTCTTAGCCATTATAAATACACCACGCTTATACTTTTTTCGCCTTCATTACCATCATAAAAAGCTCCGATTTTACGAACCTCTTTATCGATAATGTTGTCACCTAAAGTGGTGAGCGTTACGAAATCATCTACTGTTATTTCAGTTGTGGCATCTACATAAAGTCTAGATCTACTCACGTATTCGTCGCCGCGTTTATCTGTGATAACCTCGGTTTCGTCTACACGGTAGCATAATGCTTCAGTAGGCTCTGAATACTTTTTATCACCTGATGCTGTCTTGCCTTGAATTCTACGAAAGGTAAACGGGAACCGTACCCACTCTTTTAAAGAAGCGTACATTACGATCCCTCCATCATGCCTTTTTCAAATACCACGTCATGCTGGTATCTTGGGTCACGAGGCTTTCCAGAATAGATTAGCATGTCTTCATACTTTTGGGCCATATCCTCATAGAACTTTAAGCGCTTAGAATTGTCCTCAGCCTGAGGACCTAGGCTACGCTTTATAGGCTTTCTTGCAAACGATGCTGCACACTGCCTAAAACCGATTGCTAGCTGTGCATTTTCACTTTTATACTCTTCTAGTATAAAGTTTATCTCCTCGTTAGAGAGGATAGGATCAGACTCGATTGTGTCTTTTAGCTTAAAGCGGAATGCATCAAGAGGTGATGTTGTAGGATCGCCGGAGTATGACCACGACATGTTATCCCTCCTTTGCAAAAGATAAGCGAACAGGTTTTTTAACTTCTTTTACTTCCTGCTGATCATCAGACACTTCAGTATTCTCGGGAGCTACTGTTGCAGCTTCCTCAGGCTCTACTGTTGTGTCCGTATCAGCAGGACTTATAGAAGAGGAGACGTCGTTTAGCACAGGTGTTATCTTGCGCTCTCCAATAAGGATACGTGCGCAACGCACCTGTGCATCTTCGATAATGTCCCCGCGCTCGTATCGCTCACCAAATATCTTTAGCGGCTTGAGCACAAGATATTTCATTTAATCAGCTCCTTACTTACACAAGGTTGCTGAGGAATACACCCATATCAGGGCAGATGACCTTCATGTCATAAGCCATCTCAGCTTCGATACGCTCTGTGCCAAGACCGAGCATATCCATAGGCATACGAACGATACGTGAGCCATATGCTGAAGAGCCCTCAAGACCGGTCCAAGCAAAGATGTAACCTGCCGAAGGCGACTTGAGTCTCGGTGACGGTGTTCTGTAGCCGAGCAGCATGCTTCCCTTGTAGATGAAATCTACATTGTCGGGAGCACTGTCATTGAAGTTTGCCTGCTTTGTATCAGGATTGATAACACCCCACGGAACATAGATCTTATCAAGTTCGAAGAGCTCTGCGATAAGATCAAGAGTGATGATACCCTTCTGTGTATACTTGATACGATCCATGATCTCTTCATGGTTCTTCAGAGCATAAAGAACATCAGGAGACATAACAGCGAAGTTGGGCTTCTTACCTGTATTGCCTGCCATCTGAAGCATGATATTGTTGATCGTCTCTACAGGTGATGCAGACTGATCTGAGAACTTTCCGATATTTGTGCCGCCGACGAGGTCTTTACCCCAAACGCCAGACTTGAAATATGTATTTGCAAATCTGAGCTCTCTGTTGAGGAGCATCTTTTCAGTAAGGTAATCTACTGTATCTCTCTCAACGTTGATAGGCTGATCATAGTTTACACGCTCTTCCTGAGTGATGTCGTAGTGCAGTGCATACTTACGGCAGTAGTAAGGCTGCTCTGTCTTTACATCCCAGTTGAAACCTGCAGACTCAGCACCCTGGCCGCGTTCTTTTACCTCATCTCTGAAGGCATCTTTCTTTGAATATGAAAAATAAATATCTGACTGCTTCTGAACAGGAATGATAGGGAAAATCTTATCTGCAATGAATGCATCAGCACCCTGCTGATAAGCTACTGAGAAGTTAGTCAGTGCACGGTCTATATGACCGGCATTAGCCATCTGTGGCATACGTATTTCCTCCTTCCATTACTTAATAGCTATGGTGAGTAGATCGCCTGCTGTAGTAGCTGCAGTTAGTGCAGTACCAATAACAGTGTGGAAATCCATATCACCAGAACTTTCACATACTACGTGATACTCAATGTCATTAACAGTTATTGTATCATCAGTAACCTCAACGAGACTTCCTGCTGCGATAGCCCCGTTAGCTACTACAGGAAAAGCGCCCTTAACTACTGTAGCCATGTTACCAGCCTTCTCAGCAGGATACTGGCATATGCCCATAAACTGAGCAAAGTTTGTAAGAGTGGTATTAGTAGCAGGAACAAGATTGCCGTCTTCATCGAGCACTGCAGGCTCATACTTATTTAGCACAGCACCAGTGTACCATGCAAAGCGATCCCTAGGTAGTTCGAAAGCAACATCGTTTGTTGCCTGTGCATTTCCAGCCATTGTTATTATTCTCCTTTCTTACAATTATGCCTGACTGTTGGCGTACTTAGCATACAGATCAGCATTACGCTCACATGCGAGTGTGAATGCCTTTGCAAGTGAAACGCCCTCAGACTTTGAGATGCCATCTGCGATGGTCTCAAGTTCCTTGTAGTAGTCATCAGTAGACTTGTCAAGCTTGCCCTCACCTGCAGCAGCAGTGGACTTGCCGATACCTTCCTCGATAGCTGTAGCTGCCTTTGTAAGTACTTCGAATACATCAGGATCTACATTCTTAAGAATTGACTTAAGCTTATCACTATCACAAGGAATAGCCTTAACTACCTCAAATCTTGACTTTGCAAGAGCCTCAGCTCTCTCTGCCTGAAGAGCTGCAAGTGACTTCTGCATTTCCTCAAACTGCTTACGAGCAGGCTCAGGAAGTGACTTTGTAAAGTCCTCAGGCTCAGTAGGCTGTGTTGCCTTTGCTGCATTTTCTGTAAGGCTTTTATTTGTAGCTTCGAGCTCAGCGATCTTTGTATTCAACGGAGCTACTGCATCTTCAACAGCCTTTGTTGCTTTGGCTGTAGCTGTCTCTTCAATGTGCTTTGTAAGAGTAGCCTGTGCCTCTTCAGAAAGTCCAGCGAGAATTTCGTTAATTCCCATTTTAGAGTTTCCCTCCTTCATAGATTTTGTTAGTAAAATATTTGCTCGAGAGTTTGCACCCTGACTACAGAGTGCAACTGCCTCGAGGTTCATATCTACAAGTGTGAAGAGGGGCGTGAAAGCATTTGGCATAGTCATCACGTCCTTTCATTTTATAATACGTAACATATCTGGCGAACTATCCGGTAATTTTAGACTTCGCTATACATTTCACCATCACATGCAATACGTCTGCCATAGCCTTCAATAGAGAACATAGAATATTCACCAGACTGCACTTTAGCGTAGATTTCATCATCAGGAATATAGAAACCTACCCATAGGCCATCAGGCACCATATCGTCCGGAATGCCAAGAGTCATTCGCTTTTCCTTAGTAAACATCATGCATTCTATTAGATACCCGCAATCTGTATTCCAGCGGTGCTCTTCATTGCAGTATCCTTTTGTAAGCGCAAAGGTATATGCAGCAGCTTCGAGAACTTCTGTAGGAATTGCATCTCCCTGATAGTCTTCAGGTAGTGAGCCATCTTCATTTACCGTGACATTGGCCCATCCAAACACCAGGTTAGAATTACCGGCTTTAGCTGCCTTTGCATTCATCATGTTACGAAGAACAGGGTCATCAATAGGCAGCTCAGGCTGTGTTGGCTGCATCTGTGATTTAGCAAACACAAACTTAATGCCGTCCTTAATAGGATCATTAAATATGCCTTTACGCAGCGTAACAAGCTTACCATTTTCGCTTTTATGGAAATGTATCTTCTGCATAACTACTCTCCTTACTTAAACTGATTATCTATTGGATCTTCAAGCTGTGAGTCAAACGTTCCGCTAGTTTTAGTTCCTGGAACATTTGTAGCTTCATCAGGCTTTAGATCAGCAACGTTATTGATCTGTGGGCCACCTACTGATCTCATAAGGAACCTGAACAGGTCCTCAGACTTAGTCACATCTATATTGAGTGATCTAAGCAGCATAGAAAGCTCAGAAACTGTAGCATCCTTAATTCTGTCAGCAGTGATTAACGGTAGGTTCTCCATAGGCATGCCATTTACTGCAAACAGTTTAGGAACAGCCTGTGTATTCAATGTATTGCAGATTGACTTAACAATTGTCTCCAGTGAATACAAGAACATATCCTGTTTAGTTTCAGCCATAGCAAAACTACCCGTACGGTCATTACCTAGCAAAATAAGGTCTGCGAGCATGCTAATAGCAATTCTGGTATCATAACGTTGAATGATTTCATTTACTTTGATATTAGATGCATTTTCACCTTTGAGTAGATGTAAATCCCAGCCTTCAGGAATTACTAAACCATGCGTTTTATCCTGTCTAAGGCCGGTTACTACATCCATAGCCCAATCCAGGAGTTCTACCATCTCCTCATTGTCTGGATCAAATAGTGGAACACCTTCTTTTGGCTGCATTACAGGTATACCAGCAAGAGCACGCTCAACGCCTATGCCTTCAATCTCTTCCAGGTTCTTTTTAAAGTACCATGGACGGTATGCTCTACGCAATAATGAGAAGCCCTCAGGGTTATTTTTGTCAGATTTGGTCCTAAACAGCAAATTGCCATAAATAGGTATCTCAATATAGCCCTTATCTCCTCCTGCCAGGCCCTGCGTATCCTGAATAAACGTCTCAGGACGGCCCTGGTCATTGAATTCCCACTCATAAAGTGAGCTCTGAGCTACTCTTGGAAGCTCCATCCAACCAATTTTGCCGTCTGTGTACTTAGATCTGAACTTCAGGTCACGCTCCATAGGTCCTCGGCGTATTTTGTAGACAATTTCATGCAGTGAGAAGCCATAAATTAGCTCACTGAGCACCTCAGATATGAAATCATCCCAGCTTTGCTCCTGCATATCATCCATGCAAGACTTTAAAAAGTCAGCTGCTTCCTGTCCAGCACCATTTTCATCTACTTTCCACTCGACTTTTCGTATCATGGTCTCTATTAAATAGATACAACCACCTACTACTGGATCATTTGAACTCATTTCCTGATATATTTTACCAGCTCTTGGCCAGCGAAGGTCACGAATAAACTCTTCTTCAATATATCCGGACGAAAATCTTAGTCCAGGAACACCTTTAGCCTTCATTTTAGGCTTCGGTGCCTGAGCTTTTTCTACTGACACTTCTCCTGAATGTGCCTTTTTACGAAAAATGCCCATAAAACCTCCTATCTGCGCCAGATGGACTGGCCCATACTAAATCTGTGTCGGCTCACAGCATGTCTACGTAGCGAAGTTGGAGCTACTATACGTCCTTCTGCCGGTGTAAAATACGCAAAAGCACCATCCATCGCATCAATAACGTCATCATGTGCGCCTAAAGGGAAAGAGTCTAGCTGATTATAGAGTCTCAGCATTTCACGGCAGTTTTTAACTATCATAACTGAGCCCATTTGCATTGCAGCAGCTACCGGTCGAGCACGCTCTATCTTAGAAACTACTGGCTTTACACCAGCAATGTCATATCCCGGAAGCACTTCACGGCATAGACGAAGCGCATTAGCCTCACCTGAAGAACCACCTTCTTGCTCGAACCTTATTGCACATGCATGACCATCAGCCGCAGCCATTTGTTGCATGAGTTTTTCAACCTCATTTGGCGTTTTCTGACAAGCTACAATGTCCTCAATGTAGTAGATACCTTGATAATATGCCATCTTAAAACCTACTGTCCAGTCTGGTTCTTTTGTATTTGTGTTCTTTTTCCTATATTTAGGGTCAATTGAAGCAAAGTCCCAGAACCTAACGCGCTTAGCATTCTTTGGTATGTTGTGTGCATCAACTACTATAAGCCACATTTTGTTGAAAATGTCACCCGTCTCGCGTACTTCCCAGTTTCCGTTGATGAGCTGCTCCTGTAGGATAGGCGGCAACTCTTTTAGAGTCTGCATATACTCTTCGCTATCCAGATATGGATTATCGCGAAGGCCTGCTGGTAAGAATATGCGCTTCAAAGTGCCATCCTCATTCTTATTATCTACGAAATATCTCTGATAATAGTAGTCTCCGTAGACACCACCAGGGTTAGCTGTAGCTCTTATTCTGAGCGGTACATTAACACTCTTAGGCTTACGTAGTCGAGAAAACAAGTACTCAAACGATTGTGGTGCAATATGTGTAACCTCGTCGAAGCCAATATATGAGAATTCAGCACCTTGGTATCTTAACTCATCATTCGTAACATCCAAGTATCCGAATGAAAGAGTAGAGCCGCTCTCTTCGAAGATATATCGCTTATCTTTATCCCTCCATTTAACCTCACCAGTCTTTATGAAAGGTGCTAGCCACTGCTGACTCATTGGTATCAATGCACCAGGAAGCATCAAGTCTGCGAAAGTCTTTCTAAAGAGTATTGCATCATATCCAGGGACATCCACATATTGTAATGCGGCAGCCAACTGGTACACTGACTTGCCGCCTCCAACGGCTCCTCCGTACAGCATCTCACGCACTGAATTCATCAGCAGCGCTGCAGTCTGTTTAGGTGTAGGCGTTATTGGAATATACTTGTTTGTCTTAGGCGTTAAGGCTTGCTGTAGCCGCAGAATTTGTTCATCATTTAAGTTCTGTAAATTCTG